ATGAAGATGATGATTGGTCTTGGTGCGAGTGTCGGTATCGTTCTGTTCATTCACTACATTATTATTCCAAATGGTTATTGACTTTTTGGGTAATATATAATAGAGTAAATTATTATTAATCGTGGAGTTAAATTATGGCACGTGGAAAAAAGTCTTCCGGCAAGCATTACACTTCTAAGGGCGAGCGTCCTAATTCGAACAAAAAGATTCAGAATGCAATCCGAAAGGATTACCTTGCAAATGATCTTGCTCGTAGTATCAATCAGCGAGCTGCTTGGGAAAAGGGTAAGAATGTAATGCTAACTGTCGCAAACCCAAATCAAAATGAAACAAATAAGCGATTCATTCGTATTCCTGCTACTCAGGTTTGGGGTAAGCCAGGCAACAAGTATCGGATGAAGGAATCAGGTATTACGGAGATTAAGGTATGAATCGGGATAAACTGAAGACCACTCTGCTGGGTGGAGTGTGTGATGTTCGTTTTACAAAGGTCGATGGTACTATCCGTGAGATGCGTTGCACTCTCAAGTCTGATCTCGTACCAGCAACTGAATCCTCAGATAAGGAACGAAAGATTAACGAATCTGTTCTACCAGTCTGGGATCTAGATAAGGAGGGATGGCGGTCATTCCGAGTTGATTCGGTAATTGATGTACAGTCAGTGATGCTATGAAATTTACAGTAACAGGAATGGATAATACTGGTGCTATCGACAATGATGGTACTGTTGTAAATGCAAAGGGTGGAACAGAAATGATGCGAGACGGTCTCTTTGAACGTCTCGATCCATCTATGCTTGAAAACTTCAATATCATCTGCTCTAGAGTGCGTGAAGTTGATCCAGATAAGAAGAACGTGCTATGGCTTCATGATACATGGGACGATCCTGAATCTCAACATCTAAGAGAAAAGGAATCACGAGATCGGTTTGCGAAACTGGTTTTCGTTTCTCACTATCAGTTCCAAACGTATCATATGGCGCATGGTATTTCATATGACGAATCAATCGTGTTGCGAAATGCGATTGAACCTATTGAGCCGCATGACAAAACAAAAGATGACAAAATCAATTTCATCTACCATACAACTCCCCATCGTGGGTTAGAGTTGCTTTATCCTTGTTTTGATGCACTATGGAAACAGTATGGTGATAAGATCCACCTGGATGTGTATTCATCGTTCAATATCTATGGATGGCCACAAAGAGATGAGCCATACCAGGAACTGTTTGAACTGTGCCGCAATCATCCGGCGATCACCTATCATGGTTCGGTGTCAAACGAAGAGATTCGAGAAGCTCTGAAGAAGGCACATATTTTTGCTTACCCAAATATTTGGCCAGAAACTTCATGCATCGCACTGATGGAGGCGATGAGTGCTGGCTGTGCTATCGTCACCAATAATCATGCAGCTCTGCCTGAGACTGCTGCAGGTTTCGCAAATCTGTATGAGATGAATAGTGACCCACAAACTCATGCTCAGAAGTTTGTTGATATGGTTGATGCCGTCCTAAATAATTTCTGGGATGAGAGGCATGCAGCCAAGCTACAGATCCAGAAGATCTATGCCGACAACTTCTATTCATGGGATTCCAGGATCCCTGAATGGCAGGGTATGCTTCATAAGCTGCTAACTCATTGAAATCATTAGATAAAAAAAATGAAAAAAGTGCTTGACTCTTTTTGAAACATCAGTTAGAATGATAATATGATGATTGATAAGGAGCTTGATATGGACTACACCGGATACGAGATCGAGGCGGTCCCCGCTAACGAGAAATCTCGTAACTTCTACCTTTATAAGGCGCAAGGCTATATGAAGACAGGTTACAGCCTCGAGCGTAAGGCCAAACAGGCTGGTCGTAACAGCGATCTGTATAAGCGTTATATCCGTCTGCTTGAGACCTCTAATAAGTATCGTGACCTGGCTCGAGCCGCAAAATAAGGATTTTCTTGATGATTTCTGAAGCAAAGCTGCGTCTCTACAAGACGGCATACAGTCCTCTCTATGAGACGTTCGTTGGGATTAAGAATGTCCGCAAGGATGATCGTGGCGAATTCATCCTCGATTGTGCGGTCGCTGGACATCCCAAGGATCACATTCATCTCTTCCGTGTACATGAACTGGAAAGGTTCTGTCTCTAATGGCTAGAAGACCCTCTGCGCCTCGTCGCAAAAAGAACACTGCTATCCGGACTCCAAAATCTCTGGATGAAAAGTATTACGGTACAGAGCCTGTTTGGTCTGATGAAGAACCAACGCAATCTCAGGTTATGAATGCGTACAACTGGTACAATTATTTTTGTGACAGTAAGGTAGCTACGAAGTATCTCTTTGACAACTATCCTCGTGATAAGAAAGAGGTCAAGCTGTTACGCAAACTGCAACCAGCAGCGATTCCTAATATTCTTGGATATCAGGCACGCATGCGCACACGTGGATGCAAGATTCCTGACACCAATAATAAATGGTTCAATGAGAAGATCGATGAACTTCTCGTAAAGGCAAAGGATATTCAGGAGGAGATCAAGCAGGAAGTCGAGGCAAAGAAAACTGCTGAGGTAATCTCAATTCAGGATCGTATCCGTGAACAGATCTGCCAGTATATTGGCGAGATCGAGGAGCAGGTCGATCTGTTTACTGAAGGCAAATACAATTCTGATTTCAGTATGTACTCCTGGCTTCAGAAAAACAATGTGAAATCCCAGCAGTCAAATGCTATCGCCGAATACTACAAGCCAATCGTTGCCGAACTGTATGAATTACAGGAAGGTAAAGACGAGCAGCTAAAGGAAGGCTATAGCCATTTGAAGAAGGCAGAGGTCAAACGGTTTATCGCCTTTCTTGATAATATCATTGCCGATGCTGAAACTTGGGGAGCGAATCAGAAGAAAGTTCGCAAAACTCGAGCCAAGAAGCCACCTTCAATCGAGAAGCAAATTGCTCGCATTCAGTATCAGAAAGAGTTTAAAGAACTCAAGCTGGTGAGTGTGAATCCTGCTGAGATTATTGGGTGCAATCAGCTGTGGTTATTTAATACCAAGTACCGAACTCTACAGCTCTATAATGCTATGGGTCCATCTGGTCTGGCTGTTAAGGGAACAACACTTACTGGGTTTGATCCCGAAACCTCTGAGCAGAAGAAACTGCGAAAGCCAGAGCAGTTTATCCCTCGTGTTCTGAGCGGAGGTAAACGTGTCCTTTCTAAGGTTCTGTCCGAAATAAATACAAAAGGAACAGTACCAAACGGAAGAATCAACAGGGACACGATTATCCTTCGTGCTATTAAATGACCGATGCAAATAATGTGATTGGGTTTCCTAAAATTGGTAACCCACCACCTAAAAACGAAACAGAGCTTGGTGATTATTTTGATGAGAACAAAAAGATGTATATCGATCATGTCGTCGATCACTACTCAACACAACTGATCAACAAACTCGGACTACATGGCTTCGATATATATGAACCTGAGTTTATACAAAACTACAGCTTCACAGTTGAAACTCTGCGTTCATGTCTTTACCAATCTATTGATCTTTATCATCCATTCAAAGAACATATCGATCAGATATGCGAGGAGTTAGATGATGAAGATTTTGATGAGGATATCTATTGACTTTTTAAGATAAGTCGATTAGACTATATAATATGTTGATGAAAACTGAGAACGGTTATGATACTCGTTGATTTAAATCAGGTGATGATTTCAAACCTGATGATGCAAATTGGTGGAAAGAATGTTCCGATTGAGGAAGATCTTGTCCGCCACATGGTGCTTAACTCGCTTCGCCTTTATCGAAAGAAGTTCGGTGAAAAGTATGGCGAGCTTGTTATCTGTTGCGACGATAAGAATTACTGGCGTCGTGACTTCTTTCCATATTACAAAGCACATCGTAAGAAAGACAGGGCTGAGTCCGGTCTAGACTGGCACATGATCTTTGAGGTAATGAACGGTATCCGTGATGATCTCAAAGAGCAGTTCCCATACAAGGTAATCCAAGTTGATCGTGCGGAGGCAGATGATATTATTGCATCACTCTGTCATAAGTACGGAGATCTTGGTGTAACGAATGGGTCAGAACCAATCCTTATTCTTTCTTCCGATAAAGATTTCGTTCAGCTACAGAAGTACGCAAACGTCGAGCAGTATAGCCCGATGCAAAAGAAGTATGTGAACTGTAGTAACCCTGCTCGTTATATTCATGAGCACATCCTTCGAGGAGATCGAGGTGATGGTGTTCCTAACTTCCTATCAGCTGACGATGTGTTTGTCAATGGCAAACGTCAACGTCCGATTGCATCTAAAAAGATTGATGCCTGGAATGGTATGGAACCTGAAGAGTTTTGTGATGAAAACATGCTCAGAGGATATCGTCGAAATCAGCAGTTGGTTGATCTCGATTATGTTCCTGAGGAAATTCAAAGTAAGGCTCTTGAAATTTTTGAGAATTATAAATTAAATGGCAGGGATAAGATGTTTAACTATTTTATCCAAAAGCGTTTGAAGAATCTAATGGATGTAATTCAGGAGTTCTAAATGGGCTATCAAGTTAAAACCGAATGCCCTCATTGTGTGAATGAAACTAATTTCTGGATCATTGATAATGATCACGGAATTTGTCCTTGCAGTGCGAGACGCTCATGGAGCTTGGGCGAACTTAAATTATCAAAGCCAACATATCACGGAGCAACCAAAGAGGCTTGTCAGTGGGTGGTTGATAGTTTCAGCGATCACGATTTTTATAAAAATAATAAGACAGTCCAAAATTGGATTAGTCAGTCAAAAGGAATTTTGAAAGATGGCGTATAAAGAAGGTGTGGCTGAGATTCTTGAGCGAATCTCTAAGCTAAGTTCAAGAGCAGATAAGATTGCTGCTCTTCGGCGTGACCATAATTCTGCTCTTGAAAACATTGTTGATATTTGTTTCAATCCTAATCTGAAGTTTGCATTACCAGAAGGCGAACCACCCTATACACCACAACCGAAGGCTTCTGATTGTCAGTCAGTTTTATATGCGAACCAACGTAAGTTCGGTATCTTTCTTGAAAGTGGTCCATATCCACATATGAAGCAGCTTCAAAGAGAGGTACAGTTTGTTAATTTCCTTGAAAC